GATTTCTCCCAGGATTCCGCTCTACTAATTATTCGTGACATTTACAAAACTCCTATATTAAAACGCATTTCTAAATTCAATATTAAAATAAAAATTATCAACTACATCCAATTCAATGTATTGTAAAATTGCTGTAACATCTATCCTATTTTCATCTTCCTTCGGAGTTATTTGTAAATTAATCACACTAACCCGTGGGTCATAATTAAATACGGTTTCTAACTCTTCTCTTATGGTTTCCAATGTTATGTTATCAATTGGTTCAAATACTAAGTCTGGTATTGTAGTACCAAACTCAGGCATCATTATTCTATCCCCTTTTCTTGTGAAAATATGATTCAGGATATCGGTTTTAACAACGTCTATATCATACAGGATGAACGATTTGTTCATCTCATATGATACTGTTGAAAATCCTTTATATAATCCCTTCTTAGCCATATTTTCTCCCGCTTTCAACTATTTATAAAAAATGTTATCTTCTCCAATTGCTATTTCGTCCAAGTTCAATACCATTCTCTATTTTATTAACACTATCATTGGTGGACTCATATTCTGGTATATGGTTAATATTAATATCTGGATTTTTAATTATTACCCTAGCCCAAGGCTCATGGTTTGGGACACGATTTGTCCAATATGTTGGTAATAATATATCGATCAATGGTTTTTCTGCCATTGGTGTTGCAGGACCATTTAAGTGAATAACAGAGCCAGAAATCAATACATTAGAACTGCCGTTTATAAACACAGAGTCAGTACCAGTTAATAATGAGGTACTGCCTGTTAGGTTTAATTTTTCATTAGCTCCAACAGTTATATAAGTGTTTGATAGTATATCCAAACTTCCAATATATGCAGAATAATGGTTGGCACAATTTATAACATAATTTTCATCAACATTAATATGCATACTGGCTTTCTTAGCATCCATTCTTATATCACCAGCCTCTGTAGACAGATGTATACCTTTCTTGCCGTGCAACCTAACAGTTTCATCTGATGTTAGATTTATATCCTGTTTGGACCTAATACTAACCCGTTTACTTGAGTAAATATCAACATTTCCTTTTTGGTCCATTTCTATCCAATTTTCACCTTCAGCAGTCATAATATAAACACGCTCATTGGTATCATCCATTATTATCTGATGACCTGTAGATGTTCGTAAACGCATTCTACTGTTTTCCGCTCTATCATCCATAGATAATGAGTGAAACCCTGGTGATACCCAGCAGTATACTTGAGAATCATAATTCTTTCTGTTGTTTATGGTTACTTTGGGGTCTCGTCTACTTAAAGAATACCCTTCTTTATCATCTACTTCTTTGCTTCCTGTTCTTTTTTCATTAACAACATTATTATCAATCGATGCAACCGAATAATCTGCAATACGCGTTCTCCATTCATATTTTTTATCAGAATTAAACGCTTTATTAAAATTATCAGAAAGTGGTTTTATCGGACCTTCTCTTGACGAAATTGGTCCATTTTGATCTTCATTTATAAATCTACCGTGTGGTAATGTATGTGGTGAGTATTGGTCAAATACACATCCTAACCATACCCGAAAATGTGGGTTTTTATCAATACACATAACAATAACGTTTGCACCAAATTTTGGTATATGCCACGCTCCATATGAAACTGCCCCGTCCGATATGTTTTCATTATCATCAACACCACGAGAAATATTTGATATTGTTCCACCAAATGGTGCAACATACATAGCCCAAGGAATATCTATTACCTTGACATTATCAGAATCCCATGCGGGACAATACACACGAACGCGCCCCATTTGTTGTGGGTCATTAGTATCTACAACCGTACCAATAGTCATATTATCAAAACCAGTATTGAGTTTTGTGCCTTTATTGATGTCGTCCATTATACCGTAAGACATAAATTATTCCTGCCTTCCGTTATCTAACAGATCTTTTACTGCACATTCAGTCCAATCATCTGATGAAAAAGCATTTGTTAACGATGATACAGCTGTGGTAGGTACATTAGTATCTTCATCATTAGAGAAATCTAAATCATTGGGTAATGTTGTCATTTTTAATACTTGAGTAAATTCACCAGATCCTTCAAATATATTTTCTACATAATATATGTAATAATATCCTTTGTACCAAAAATCTTCATATGATGTTATGTTGTTATCATTGACACCAGGAAATACATCAGCACGAGGCATTTTTATGTTTATTTTACATAATGATGGAACCCGTTCAAAATCACTAAAATGTCCGTCTTTTGTTGATAATTCTGGGTTGTTGAATATACTAGGAGTGTTAATAAAATTAGAAAAAAATATCGGATTTCCTCTAATTTTAACCGAAGTATCCATTCCTTCAAGAGCTGCAAACCTGCCCAATAAATTATTAAATGTTAACGAAGAATATGGTTTTTTTGTATTTCGTGTATCATTATTTTTATCGTTTGACGGAAATGTCAATAACGTTTTTTGTGTCTTATTCTGTTCATTGGATTTTGATTTTTTGTTAGGATTTTCAGTAGATGAGTTTTGTCCTAATAATGTTCCACCACGTGCCGATGGCAACTGTGCTTTTGATGCTTTTGTTGGGTCGCTATTATCTTTTGGTATATTGTTTGTTGTAGTCAATAATTGTAAAAAAGCAACACCAGCTGCTAGTCTCATATCAAATTCTAATATATCCTTATTCTTTCCAGTCCAGATATAATTCAATATTAATGAGTTATTTTTTAATAATTCACTAGTTTCGTCACCAGTAAACGCTAACTCAATTATAGATTGCGTAGGTAATGCGTATCTAACTATTCTATAATTTACTACTACATTTACCGTTTCTTCTTTAGAATCCTTGTTTGTAGATGCAAACGATTGAACAGATGATAATATTTTATATCCATATTTTATGTTATCTTTTTTGTTGTCATTGTTATGTTTAGATTCTCCATTCCCATCAGCAATAACACCGGTACAATGTTTCATTATTTTGTTTAGAGCTGATTCTATCGTAGCATCATCACCAAATGATATTGGTATCTCTCCATCTAATGTAGTTTTTGTTTGGTCTTCAAAATTATCTATTTTATATCTGGTTTCGTCTCTATAGATATCATCATATGTTATTGAGTATACCATAAAAGTAAAATCAGATTCTTTTTTTCCAGATTGTTTAACAACATCCTTAGCATAATCCCCGTATATTGTGTTTATTTTTTGTGAAAATAAATCCAATGCACTGACTAGAGAACTTTTTGCATTAAGGTTAAATGATGTTATCTGATTTGTAGCCAAATTATATTGGCTCATTTTTGCTGCACCGTTAGATAATGGGACGAACGTTACCTCATATGTGGAACCAACCATATCAAATTCTGCGGTTAGATCATATAGAGTAAACATCAATGGTGGTATGTTAGTTATATCCTCTGTCTTTACTGCTGTTCCAGTATTAGTTCTACCTACAAAAATAGTCTTTATAGAAAATATGACGCTTTCTGCCGATATCCCAAACTCATGAACTACATTGTTTATTAAATTTAAAAATCTAGCGCCACGTGGTTCTTGTATTTCCATTTTCCCTTCAGTGGCTATTGTAGTATATGCATTCTCATCATTTACGGGATATAGTACGGTGTTCCACTTAACATTAGTAATACTAAATTCAGCATCAGTTGAACCATTAAATAAAATTGAGTATCTGCCGATACGATTAGGATGGTCTTTATCTATCTCCTTACCATCAGCAGTAATGCCACGAACTTTATATTTTTCTTCTATTGATTGGGTTCTTCTTCCCAAATTCAAAAACGTAGACGTTTTTATTGATTCTGCAACATCCGTGGTGGTACACGCCACCAAGATGTGGTAATAAGAATATGTGTGAAATCTGTCTAATGGGTTTTCAAAATTGGCCATTTGTATTATCCTGTAATAATGTTCAGAGCAACCCTCGAAGGTGATGGTAATCTAAGTTCCATTCCAGATATAATTTCAACAGTAGGGTCCAAAATGTTATTATATTGAAAAACCAACCACATCAAATCTGGGGTTCCATATACTTCGTATGCTATCAAATATGGTCTGTCAACATGTTCATTCCTTACAATAATAGTAATATCGTCATCTTGATATGGTAATACGAATCTATCCCATATCCCCAATCTGTTTTTAAAGACTTCCGTTGTTCCACCTTGAACATAACGAGACATTTTGTTATCTGTTGATTTTGCCATATATTATAACCTTAAAAGTTAGTTAATTTACCTTGCTTGTATTTACGCAAAGAAAAGTTTGAAAAATCTTTCGGTGAATGAACTTCCAACAAACTAAGTTCAATATTCATTATTGCTGGCCAGGGAGTACCGTTTACAAAAAGGTCACCAGTACTAATATTCATATCACTCGCTTCAACATAATCAACGTCATTTGGATATGTATAATTGATGCTCGTTAATACAGTAGGTATTCTATATAAGGTCTGTCTAGCGTTAGCGTTAGCATATGCGGTTAGATAAAGAACTTCAGGCGGGGCTCCAAGTGGCCCATAAAGTCTTACATTTTCTTGTTTACCAAAATGGCTCATCCCCCAACTTTGAATAACATTAAATCGGTTAAGATTTAAACTTGCTTCTATTCGTGTTCTTGATATGATTTTGGCGTTAAGTGAAAAGGTTCTATTCTGTGTTTTTTCATAAGCGTGAATCTGCCCAGGCAAGTGAACGGGCTCCATCGCCTTATATGAGATTGACCTACTGATTGATAATTCTGGAGATACGTTAAAAACCACAATCTCCCTGCTTCTCGCGCCAATTAAATTGACTTTGTTGGTATCGTTTGAAATGATGTTCGACAATGACATAATATGCTCCTAGTTATTATAACTATTTATAAAATTTGACAAATATCAATTTTTGTAGTATTATCGTGAGGTTATGGAAAAAATAACATATAAAAAGGAGTAATTAATTATGGTTGATAATAATAAAGTAAAGAAACCTAGAAATAAGTATTTGAATAATAAAGAGTTATTGCGAGAAAT